TGCATGGTGGAGCATCTCCAAATATGCTTACACTTTGTATGAGAAGAGTTGATAACTCAACAAAATTAGATGTTTGGTTTGCTTTTACTTGTAAGGAATTATCGTAAATATTAATTATTACTTCTATGAATGTTATTGAGAACTTGTAAAGTAATAAATAACTAATAAATGTATTATACGAGTAATGACGCATAGACCAGTTGGTATTGCAACCACAATTGCTATTAATGCAACATCATCTGCATCTCCAGCATTTTCGGTGCAGTCAAATGTATTGAGATTGGTTACTGTTGGTAATGGAGCACATGTGGCAATCGGAACTAATCCAACTGCCACAACAAATGATTATTATATTCCTGCAGGACAAAGTGCAACTCTTTCAATTGCTCCTGTAAATTCAAACATCATTGCTGGAGTGACTACGGGAACAACAACTACAATTGATTTTATTGAGGGCACTGCAAGTCCATTTGAACCTGGAGATTGTGTCACCTTGACTTGCTCAGATCAGTCTTATTATAACATTTCACATGTTGCTGTAACAGCAGTAAATAGAACTTCTGATTACACTGGATATTATTCTGAAAGAATTATATTGGGATATAATTCAAGCGGAATTGCAACTGCATACACATCAACTGTTGGCACTTTAAGAAAATCTCTTAAAGTGGCAGCAAGAACTGATACTGCCACTGCTGCAGTTTTACATCTCCAACAAGTCCAAATTACGAGCCAAGCATAAAATGAAACTTATCAGAGAAGAAATCGAATCAGTAGAGTTTATCGTTGAAAGTCACAACGGTAAGAAATCACTTTATATTGAAGGTGTTTTTCTTCAAGGTGATATTCGAAATCGTAATGGTCGTATGTATCCAATGGAAGTATTGCGTCGTGAAGTTTCTAGATATAATGAAAATCATGTTCAATCTGGAAGAGCTCTTGGTGAGTTGGGTCATCCAGATGGTCCTACCGTCAATCTTGACCGAGTTTCCCATAAAATTGTTTCACTCAAAGAAAGTGGCACTAATTTTATTGGTAAGGCAAAGATTCTTTCAACACCAATGGGTAAGATTGCAGAATCACTTATCAATGATGGCGTAAAACTTGGTGTTTCTTCTCGTGGCATAGGATCTCTTCAACTTACTCGTGAAGGAATCAATGTTGTTGGTGAAGATTTTATGCTTGCAACTGCTGCAGATATTGTAGCAGACCCATCTGCTCCTGATGCATTTGTATCGGGAATTATGGAAGGAAAAGAGTGGGTATGGGATGGTGGCATTCTCCGCGAGAAGTATGCATCCAAAACTTATGCAAGAATTAATACTCTTGTAACACAAAAGAAACTTGAAGAGAATAAATTGAATCTCTTCAACGATTTTCTCGCAAATCTTTAAATTATAAATAAATATAGATTAAAACTAGAGGTTAATCGGAGAGTTCAAATGTCTCGTGGAGATTTACAAGAAATGGAAGTAGGCACTAAGCAATCCAGAACTGCTGTGAATGCGAACGCTAAAGCGGCAGAACCAATGCCAAAACTTACTACTGGAGGCGCTGGTGTAAGTTGGGAAGACCTTGGAGGTCCTACCCCAGAAAATTATAAATCAGATGATGATTCAGCAAAACTAAAAACCCCAGGTGCAACACTCAAGCAAGTCAGAGATGTTGTCAATAAAGGTGCCAAAGGTGCTGATGCAATGAAAGGTCTTAATAAAGAAGATTCTGATTATGATGAAGATGAATCTCTGTTAGCAGAAGAGGAAGAAGAAAAGGAAAATAGTAAAAAAGACCAAAAAGAAGATAAGAAGGAATATGGTAAAAAGAAACCTTCTAAATCTGAAGAAGATGATAAGGATGATGAAGATATGGAAGAAGAGTATGACATCGAAAGTGATGTCAATGCTCTAGTTGGTGGAGAAGATCTTTCAGAAGAATTTAGAGAAAAAGCAAAGACCATCTTTGAAGCTGCTCTAAAATCCAAAGTTAATGAAATTAAAGAAGCTCTTGAAATTCAATATACTGAAAGACTTAATGAAGAAATTGAAGAAATTAAAGAAGAATTTCAGGATAGAGTTGATTCTTACTTAGAATATGTTTCTGAAGAGTGGGTAGAAGAGAATCAACTTGCCATCGAGCATGGTCTTAAGACTGAAATGACCGAATCATTCCTTCAAGGAATGAGAGGTCTTTTTGAAGCACATTATGTATCAATCCCTGAAGATAAATATGATGTCCTCAATAGTATGGTAAACAAACTTGATGAAATGGAAACAAAACTCAACGAACAAATTGAAAGAAATATTTCTCTGAATAAGAGACTGGCAGAATCAGTTGCTGATGGGATTGTAAGCGATGTTTCTGAGGGTCTAACGATTACTCAGAAAGAAAAACTCGCTTCTCTTGCTGAAAATGTTGAGTTTGAGGGTGAATCCGATTTTCGTGAAAAGGTTGAAACTCTGAAGGAATCTTATTTCCCAAGAGTGTCAAATCAAAACAGAAGTTCAGACAATTTAAATGAAGGTGTAGAAAGCCATCCAGAATATACTGGAAGCATGGCAACATATTTAAATGCTCTGTCTGCTGTAGTTAAAAAATGAATTTAAGATTATAAAAAAAACCACAAACAAAAACAAGGTAAAAACAAATGTTGGAAAACATTAATCAAATTCAAGAGAAGTGGAAGCCACTTCTAGATTATGATGGTCTCGATACAATCAGAGATCCCCATCGTAGAGCAGTAACTGCTGCCCTTCTTGAAAACCAAGAAAAATTCCTCAAGGAAGAAAGAGCTTTCATGTATGAGTCTCCAGTGGGACTCTATGAATCTCCAACCATGTCAGGTAATGCTGCTGGTGCTTCAGGTGGATTTAGTGGTTCAGCTGGTGCCACAGGTCCTGTTGCTGGTTTCGATCCAGTTTTGATTTCACTGATTAGACGCTCAATGCCTAATCTGGTTGCTTATGATCTTGCTGGTGTGCAACCAATGAATGGTCCTACTGGACTTATCTTTGCAATGCGCTCTAGATACACCAACCAGTCTGGTTCTGAAGCATTTTTCAACGAAGTTGATACTGCATTCTCTGGCGAAAACGCATCATTCAGTGCAACTGCAGGTTTCTCTTCTGTTACCTCCGGTTTTGGTACTACTGCTCAACAAGGCACAAACCCTGGTCTTCTTAATCCAGAAGCAAGTCAGGCACAAAATACCTACTCTACTGGTCAGGGTATGGTAACTGGTGACTCAGAAAACCTTGGCGTTGCTTCTGGTCCCCAGTTTAACGAAATGGCTTTCTCAATCGAGAAGGTTACTGTTACTGCGAAGTCAAGAGCACTCAAGGCTGAGTATTCACTTGAGCTCGCACAAGACCTCAAGGCAATTCATGGTTTGAATGCTGAAGCGGAATTGGCAAACATTCTCTCAACAGAGATTCTTGCTGAAATCAACCGCGAAGTTATTCGTACCATCTATAAGGTTGCTGAATCTGGTGCTGCTGTTGGTACTGCCAACGCTGGCACATTCGACCTCGATGTTGACTCCAACGGTCGTTGGTCAGTTGAGAAGTTCAAGGGTCTTCTTTTCCAAATCGAGCGTGATGCCAACGCAATCGCACAAAGAACTCGTAGAGGAAAGGGTAACATCATCATGTGCTCTGCTGACGTTGCTTCAGCATTGACCATGGCTGGTGTGCTTGACTACACCCCTGCACTCAACGCTAACCTCAACGTTGATGACACTGGCAATACTTTTGCTGGCACCATTAACGGCAAGTATCGCGTTTATATTGACCCATATGCTGCTAACGTAGCATCCAGCCACTACTATGTGGTTGGTTATAAGGGCACTTCACCTTATGACGCAGGTATCTTCTACTGCCCTTACATTCCTCTCCAAATGGTTCGTGCCGTTGGTGAAAACACCTTCCAACCAAAAATCGGGTTTAAGACTCGTTATGGTATGGTTGCTAACCCATTTGCTGCTGGCACAACTCAGGGCATGGGTGGTCTGTATCCTAATGCAAACCGTTACTACAGACGTGTTGCTGTTACCAACCTTATGTGAGTCTTTCTCACAAAGTTTCTCAAGAGGGTCCCGAAAGGGCCCTCTTTTTTTTATCTAAATAATTCAAAAATGCCAAAGTTTAATCCATATAAAAGACAAATAAAAAATAGAAATTTCTTAAATCCAACTGGGTTTAAGTTTATGTTGGCAAATTACCCGCAGGTTGATTTCTTTTCAAACGAAGCAAATTTACCAGGAATCACTTTAGGAACTGCAGTTCAACCAACGTATTTGAAAGATATTGATATTCCAGGTGATAAATTAACTTATGAAGATTTTTCACTTCGGTTTATTGTTGACGAAGATATGGAAAATTATACTCAGATTCACAATTGGATGAGAGGACTTGGATATCCAGAAAGTATTGAAGAAATAGCAAATTTAAAATTGGAAAATGATTATAATCCACCAACAATCAAAAATACAGATATTCAATATTATTCAGATGGAACTTTAGAAATTTTAGATAGTAATCAGAATCCAAGATTTTTAGTTAAATTTTCTCAACTTTTTCCAATATCTTTGACAACTTTAACATTTGATGCTACTGCCACCGACATAAATTACTTTACAGCAGAGGCAACTTTCAAGTATACTTTATACAATATCACCGACACCTTTAACAATAGAGTATGAATTTAGAATTGATTCAAAAAATGTGGACAGAAGATTCTATCATTGACAGAGATAATCTTCATGAAGAATCACTTAAAATACCACAACTACATGCAAAATATTATGAATTATACAACAATATAATTTTATTAAAAACAAGAGCAGAGCAACAAAGAAAAAATATTCGCCACGAAAGATTTGAATATTATTCAGGAAAAGCAGATCCAGATGTTTATGTTGAAAATCCTTTTCCCAAAAAAATAAGAGATAAAGACACACTTCAAAAATATCTTGATGCTGACGAAAAACTTTCCGAAATAAGTCTTAAAATTAACTACTATGAAACTCTTATAAATTACTTACAGGATATTATTAAGGTAATTGTAAATCGCACTTATCAAATTAAGAATGCCGTGGAATTTATGAAGTTTCAAGCTGGTTATGGTTGATATCAAAATTGCAAAGAAAAACGAAATTTATATTAAACTAATATGTGAAACACATATCCTATATGAGTTTGCCTCACATTTTACATTTGAAGTGCCTGGGGCAAAATTTATGCCTCAGTATAGGGGAAAACATTGGAATGGGGAAATAAGACTCCTATCGACACATACTGGAGAAATTTATTGTGGTCTTCTCGATAAGGTTATTTCTTTATGTGAACAGTATAATTACACTTACGAATTTGAGGAAAATAAATTTTATGGTTTACCATTTGAGGTAAATGAATTTATTTCTGAAGAAGGAACTAAAGATTATATTAAGTCAATTTGCAATCTAGATCCAAGAGACTATCAGATTTCTGGAGTATATGATGCTTTAAAGCATAATAGAAAGTTATTGATAAGTCCCACTGGGTCAGGAAAAAGTCTGATGATTTACGCTTTAACGCGATACTATACGGATAAAGGGAAAAAAACACTTTTAATTGTTCCAACGACCAGTCTAGTGGAACAAATGTATGAGGATTTTCGATCTTATGGTTGGAATGTTGAATCATACTGCCACAAAATTTATTCTGGAAGAGAAAAAGAAAGTGATATGCCAGTTATAATTACAACTTGGCAATCTATCTATAAGTTGGAGAGATCTTTTTATAAAGATTATGAGGTAGTAATTGGAGATGAAGCTCATCTATTTAAATCCAAATCTCTAATTTCAATTATGACTAAGCTTGATAATGCAAAATATAGATTTGGATTTACTGGCACATTGGATGGTAGTCAAACTCATAAATGGGTTTTGGAAGGATTATTTGGACCATCTTATAAAATTACAAGAACTCACGAATTGATGGAAAAGGGACATCTTTCCAAACTTAATATTAATGTTTTATTACTTAAACATAAAGAGCAGAAATTTGAAACTTATGAAGATGAAATTCAATATCTAATTCAACATGAAAAAAGAAATAAATTTATCTGCAATTTAGCAATCGATTTAAAAGGAAATAGTTTAATTCTTTATAGTAGAGTTGAAACTCATGGTGCTCTTCTATATGAAATGATAAATAATAAAGTAAATGACAATAGAAAAATATTTTTTGTTCATGGTGGAGTAGATGCTGAAGAAAGGGAAAGAGTTAGAACAATTACTGAGCAAGAAAATAATGCTATTATTGTTGCATCTTACGGAACCTTTTCAACAGGAATCAATATTAAAAATCTTCACAATGTGGTATTTGCTTCTCCAAGTAAATCACGAATACGAAATTTACAAAGCATTGGTAGAGTTTTAAGAAAGGGGAAAGATAAAACGGGTGCAATACTTTATGATATTGCTGATGATATTAGCACCAAAACTAGAAAAAACTACACCCTTAATCATTTAATTGAGAGAATTAAAATTTACAATGAAGAAAATTTTCAATATGAATTAATTCACGTTAA